AGTGGACAGCCCGACGTAGACAGTGGTCGGCATTGTGTATGCGCCGGTTCCAAGGATGTGGTCTAATATCTCGTTTTCGAGGTAGTCACTCATTGCACTCATAATTTAAGTCCCCGCTGCTTGCGATTGCCGTTGATAGATGCTGCTGATTTGCAGCGAGCCTGTGCCATAATGGGCGCGTTGATTGTCAACTTTGATCTGTGCCAAAGCCTTGTCAAATCGAGCCATATACTGAGACGCCCTAGTCTCATCAAGAAGGTAAGCATAAGCCTCAGCGAGTGCGCCGTAAAGGTAGGCGTCAGGAGACCGGCTCAGGATTGTGTTTGTCAGGTTTGTCGCAGACAGCGCCTCAATTGAGCCGATATAGACAATCTCCATTTCGTATGTGGCGTCAGGCACCGGACGCAACTTTATCTCATCGCCTACAATGCTGTAGCCCTTTGGCTTACCGCCGCCCTCTGATGCGTACTGCTCATCCAGCGCGACAGGGCTGTAATATCTCAGCACGGTCAGCGGCGAGGTGTTTAGCTTGACTTCCCGAACTTCGCGCAGGTCAGTTGGCAAGCTCAGATATTCGTTGCCCGATACAGTGCTTGCAGTTGCCCGCTTTTCCTGACTGCGTGTCTCCAGCTCTCGGCTCATAGAGGCTTCAGCCAGCGCAATAAAGTCAGGGATTTGTGCGGTCAGGTCAGACCGAGCCAAGAAGTTGGCTATGGATGTCTGCAAATCTGTGTANGTCGCAATTGCCATTAGATGTTACCGCCGCCTGTTCTAAAGTCTCGGTTCTCACTATTATTCAGCCAAGCCTTCCACGCCTTTGGATTTTGGGCGGGTGGGCCTAGTGTCTCTAGCAGGTGATTATATACTACATTTGGTATTTCCGCCACATGCTGTACATGCCGCTGCGTATTCACTGTTGCGTTGGCGCGGTAGTCGTTATTCATCTGCTTATTCAGTTTAATTAGTCCGTCGAACCTCTGGGTCGTCTCAATGATGTCAGTGCCATCAGATTGTTGATCCATAACCACCTCTTTGGCGGTGTGAGGGTCTGTGTATAAAACTCGCTTCATGTTTTTTCCCTTATGAAAGAGAGGGGGCAGTTGCCCGCCCCCTCAGTTTTACTATGAACCGTTCAAGTCCATAATCATCGCGTGTGCCTTAGGCGCGGTAGGCTTCAATGCCCACTCTGACACTAGGTGCGAAGTTTTTGCATCGCCGTCCTGGCTAAGTTCCTGCTCAAGGAAGTTACGTCCGTTGAGCGTGCAGATTGACACAAAGTTTGGATCAATCAAGAACACCCGGTCGTTTCCAAGTAGCCGAGATGGAACAGCTTGCACAGTACCGAAGTCGGTCAAGAAAACACTGGTAGACCCGACGTAGCTGACTTCCTTAGCGGCAGTCATGTTCACGTCGTTGCTGACCAAGTTGCCAGTGGCTGACAGGTCTGAGAAGTTGGCACGGTTTGTGGCCGAGGCAACCATTAGCTCAGGTGAGCCGCCGTCTGTCCAAGCGTCCTGCATCCCATCTTCGATGAGTGCAAGTGTCAACGCCCGGTCGTCTCCACCAGTGATCGCGTCAGTTCCGTCGCCTGTGGCGAAGGCACCGGCAGTCGCACCGACTGAGCCGTTTGTGATCCAGCAAGTCAAAGACGCTGACTTGCGTGGGTCTGAACCAGAACGTGCAACGTCTGTGTCACCGATTGCTTTTTCGATGTCACGGCGTAACTCAAGAGCCTTACATTTTGTTACCGCTGGCCTGTTTATGACCAACTTCTACGGTTTGTTATTAGGTTATACCGTAGATCAGACTATATCTTCACTTTCGTGTTGGGCGCTCGTGGGTGGATTATTCTTTCGTCACCACCTAGTCGTTGAACCTTCACCAGCCCTCAGCTTTCGCTTCCATCTGGCGCTTGGCTGCTGATTACCTACCTCTAGGCTTCCCAGCAATTCACCCAATTTTTTTCCTGAACCAGTCAGACAGCGATCTGATTTAGAACAGGGGTGCCTGAGACTAAGTTAAGCACCTTCTGGTAGTTGTGTTCCCGCTCACGCCCGGCTGAATCAACAGCGTCGAGTGTGCCTGATGTTGCAAACACCTTCTTTGAGATCTGGTGATAGTTACCGATCCGTGCAGTTGGTGTCGCCGCAGCAGTTGCTGTGGTTGCACCTTCGTTGTGGTAGTTAGTAGCAGACGCGGCGGTCAGCTCCTGAACTTGCCATTCGACGAAAATGCCGTTTGATGTTTCTTTTTTCACATTGGAAAAAATTGGAGTTTCTGCCGGATCAATCCGGTAGATGATGTCAGCGAGCTGTTCTTTTTCGCCCACTGCGTTTGTTGTTGTNAACACGGCCATTGTTTTGTTCCTTCGGGTTATCTACCCATNAANAGTTGTACAGCAGCGTCNACGGTGCCAGCCTTTTCAAACTGTTCACGCGCCTTCCGCTTTGAACGATTAGCAACTTCGCGCTTGGTTGCCGGTTGCCCTGCCTTGGCCATCTTCGGTGCTTGGCGAGTGCGCTTTTTGGTTGTGGGTTTCTTTTCCATTAGATTATCCCACTTCCACGCTTTGTACAAAAGCTCAATCGCGCGTGCATCGCTCGCGGATGAGATTTCTTCCTCGCTAAACCCGACACGCTTCTGTGCGTACTTAATGACTTCTTTCCGTTCAAACTCGCGGGTCTCGTCATTACGCCACTCAGGTATGCGCTCAAGCATTTCGACACGTTGGTTAGTGAGGTGCTGCTTTAGGTGCGCCTCATGCTCCTGTGCCTGCTGTTGGGCAATCTTCTGACGCTCTGCCGCCACTTGCTGGACTTGCTTTTGTTGCTTGTCAAACTCGGTCTTGGCAAAGAAAATGTCGTCAGTCGAATAGCCCTCATTCTTCAAGGCTGCCCAGTCAGGCTCCTCAGTGAGGTTTGTCTGCTGGAGTTGGGCTTGCAGTAACTCAAGTTGCTGCGCGTAAGCGTCTCGGAGCTGTTTTGTTTCGGCTGCCTCAGCAGCAAATGCCTTGCGTTGCTCGGCCAGTTCCATTGATCGCTTAGTAAATGCCTCCTGACGTTGATAACCCTTGAGGGCTTCTTCAAGGTTAACTTCCACTTCCTTGCCGTCCACCTTTACGGTGTACAGCGTCTCAGCGGGTTCCTCGTCAACTTCCTCATCGTCATCATCGTCGTCGTAGACATCTTCGCCGTCGTCAGCCTCATCGTCATAGTCGTCATCCTCGGGGGCGTCCTGCGCCTGATCTTCGGATGAGACTTGCGCCTCGGCTTCGGGCTGTTGAGGCTGATCTTCAGCCTCGTTTCGCTCATCTGTAACGGTGTCCTCAGTGGGAGTGTTCAGAAGGCTAATTGCGTCATTCATTGAAATGTTGTCGGTTCCGTTTGGAGTATCGACCATAATTTTTCTACCTTATCTCTTGTTAAAAGTGGAACGCCTCTTGACTTCGTCAATTTGCGATTGAGCCATCTTACCATCCGATATCACCGTTTGAAAATACCCCTTTAGGGCTTCAAGGTTCTGGCTCAATTGGTAAATTCGCTCACGGTCTTCGGCTTCACCTATGCCGCTTGACCGCCACGCTTGTATAAATTGTTGCTCTAAATAATCAAACGCATCAGTTAATAATTCATTTCTAAGCAGTGCCTCAGCCTTCTCAGCCCTTAGCACCGCATCCCTCGCCTTGCCTTCGTTCATTTTTTCCCTAACTTAGTAATGTGTAGCCTGTGGTCGGATATGGCTGGTCAAAATATTCTGGGCGGTATGCGCCGCGCTTTCTGAACGCAAGGTTGGCATCAGCAAACTCTGACGGCGTGCCAAAGCCTGCGCCGTACCGCTGCTGGAACTCAGGCAAGCCGGTTGGTGCCTCATCTAACAAACCCATCCGCGCGTATGCGCCAGATTCAGGCGCAAAGCCGTCGGGCTGTCCACCAGAGGCAAAGCCTGTGTCTAGGCGGCAAGCCTGCATGTCCTCGTCGAACATATAGCCCTCATCGCATTGGCCGGTCTCTGGGTTTACTGGCGCGACTTCTGGGCGGGGGTCGCCGTCTCCGCCTTCGGTGGGGTCAGAATACCCTGTCGCTTCATTGCCTTCGATTGGGTTGCCGGAATAAACCAGCCCACCAAAACCAAATGGGTCTGGGCCGAAAACGCCTTGAATCTGACCAGCTTTATCAAAGGCTGGCGCGTACCCTTTTTGAAGACCTGACCTTATGTTTGATAAATTAAAATTCGCCATAATACCGAGCAAACCGGGCAAGTTTTGAGCCTTCGCCATTCTGGCATCAAGTTGGCCGAAGGCTCTGTCAAGCTCACGACCAGAAACATTATATCCAAGCCCCGCGTCCATCTGGTTAAAGCCGCTTGCAAAAGATTGTTCCATCGCCTTAGACGCTTCGCTTCCAACGTCAAAACCTCGCGCCGCCATTGCTTCTTTGTCATTTGCAAAATCTTTTTCTGCGGCGCGAGCAGAGGTGTTTGACCCGCCCCCGCCGTCAGAAGGGCCGCTGGATGGGCCATACCCAACAGCATCGGCAATGCCAGTGTTGTCTTGGCCTTCGCCCATACCCGCGCCGAAATCGCCATCGCCGCCGCTGGGGCCATCCATATCATCAGCGGGGTCATCAGTACCGCCGCCGCCGCCCGCACCATAAAACGCTGGGATACCCATTGGCCCCGGTTTACCGGCACCGCCGTTGTCCATAAGCATTTGCGCTTCTTCGGGCGTGATGTAGGCCAGTAGGTGATCTTGACCGCGAATGGTTGTGTTACGCGGCGGCATGATTTTGTTCATCTTGGCCATCTCTATGCCCTCGGTAGGTTGGTTGATATTTCGGCGTCGGTGACCGCCTTGGCGACACGCAGCTCTGCCTCAGCTTGCAGCTCCTGCTGGCGCATCTGCAATTCCATCTGCATCTTCTCACGCTCCATCTGAAGCTCGGCCTGCATCTTCTCGCGCTTCAGCGCAATGTCAGCCTCAGCCTTTTGCTGCGCTATCTGCATGTCAGCCTGAGCCTTCTGCTGCTCTAGCTGCATGAGCTGCTGCATCTGCTGCTGCTCAGGTGTAGGCTGTTGCGGCTGGTTGGCTGCCTGCTGTTGCTTGGCCGCCATAAACTGCGTTACCTGCTCAGGTGAGTTAAAGAACAGGCTGCTATCCTTAAAGCCGCCGACCTCAGTGATTGAGCGCAGGGTGTTAACGTATTGCTGCGCCGTCACAAGCGGGTTGTCCTGACCTAGCTGCATCAGGATTTGCTCTTGCTTTGATGCAATNTGCGTCAGGAAGGCAATCTTTGTCTCGTCGTCAGTCGTGCCTAAGCCAACCTGCACAACCGTGTCAAACTGGCTCGACCACTCGGCTGGGTTGATCGGCACAAACTGGTTACGCAAACGCACGATCTTTTCTTTGTTATCGTGCTTTAGCACCAAATGCANNATGCCCTTAAACAGCGCCTTGACGCCTGTNTCNGCCATTGTNCTNGCATANGANTCNANCTTAACCTGAGCGCCGCGCACGGTCGCTGAGACCGCGCTGGCGGTGCTTGACTGTAGGCTGTTGGCGTCAAGCCCCTGAGATGCACGGCTCATGCCGGTTCTTTGTTCTTTTACTGTATCCAGATAATCCATCAGCGGGCGTATTTCGTTGCCGACTGATGCGCCTGTCAGGGCTTGGATCATGCCCGGTTGCCGTGTTCTGATTACACCGCCGGGTGAGCCATCTAATAAATCATCCAGATTTACCTGACCCTCAACCGCCGCAATGCGTGGCAGGGTAGATGAGTAGACGCTGTCGAGATACTGGCGCATCAGCGTTGACTTAATGACCTGCAAGTCCTCGGTCATGTCAAAGATGCTGCGGCCAATTAGGCGGTGCGGCATCATAATAGGCGAAACGCACGCAAACGGAATGTGGTCAAACGGCTCATTGTGCAAGATGTGCTTGCCCTCAGCACCAATCGCGCAGATGCGGCGGCGCTCGGCAATGCCGTCGCCGTCATAGTCCATATTGATGATGCACTCATAGTAAGGCACAGACCGCAGCGTCGGGTCTGCCGCATCGACCGGCATTGACGATTCAAGGTCTTGGAATCTGTTGCTGACCTCGCGGTCGGTGTCCAGCTCATTCTCGCCGGCGTACTGCTCGACCTCGTCGCGGTCATAACCCATAGCCACAAGGTCTGAGACAGTCATATTTGTGCGGTGCGCGATAAAGTCGGCATCCTCAAGTGAGGCGGCGTGGCGCGATACCAAAAACTCCTCAGGCGGAATGTTGATGATTTTGATGTCACCTTCTTCGCGCTTGATGCGTACAGTCAGATCGTACTCTGAGCGCAGGTCTTCGGTCTCGCCGGTCTCGTCGTTATACATGCTGTCAACGACGGTCTCTGTCTGAGACACAAGCTCGACAGTCGGGTCGGCCAGCAGCATTGTCAGTTCTTCTTCTGACAGGCCGCTATATTCTTCCTCGTCAACTTCTTCGCGTGTCTCGTAAAAGAACTTCACGACACCCAAACGGAACAGCAGCGCATCCTTGAAAAACGTGTGCAGGATTTGGTAGCCGGGGTTCTGGGTGTTAAGCACATAATTGACGTAATCAGACGCCTGCTCGGCAGATTCCATATCCTCGGCAGTGCGCGGGCTAAAGCGAACATATTTGTCGTTGGTCGTGAACACCCGCATCAAATTAGGCATGATGGATTCGACTGTATCCGCAACTTCAGTGGAAATCACTGTTGAGCGACCGTCTACCTCGTTTCCGAGTGGCTCGCCCAAGTACATATCCAAGGCACGGAGCCGGTCGGTCGTGTACTCGTTGTCGAAGTGATTGAGCGCGTCGGTGATCTCACCCGACACGATGCTGCCCAATTGGTCGTCGTCCATCTTTTTAGCCATTTTTCCTTGCACCTTTTGCCGCGCGTTTTGGCGCACGTTTAACCTTGGCCGCCGGTTCTGGCGTGTCCACATTATTGCACACTTCCGCCTTTGGTTCTAGCGGGGGCTGCGGGCGTCTTATCCGGCCAACAATCGGTCGCCTGATGTTCAATGCATCTTCGCCTTTTTGATGACCTTCTTGACCGCAGTCTTAATTGGTGCGCCGCGCTTGCCAGCAGTCTCGACTGTGCCTTTGCTGGTCTGCACAAACTTCGACGGAGCTGGCTCAGGCGTCATGTCCGGCACAGGGTTTTTGCCCTGAATACAGCGCTGCCTGATTTCGCAGCGCCCACGATATGGGCAGTTGTCACAAACAATCATGCTTTGGCCTTCTTTCTCTTTTTCGCGGTCTTTGCAGCCGCCTT